CTCTTGTCTCGTCAGAAAGCGATGCTATTTACTGGTTTCGGACGAAAAAGGCTTGAGTCCCTTGCCAATAGGGGTCAAGTACGAACCTTTACCACCAAAGGTGGTCATAAGCGGTACTTCCGTGCTGATTTACTTAAAATTCTAAATGAAATCCTATAAAAACAACGAGGATGAACTGGTTTATGCCAGCGATACCCCGAATATCCCTTATCTTTACAAGGAATACCAGCGTTCTACGCAAAATGGTGGAAACACCGCTAACATCGCTGAAAATGACGATATTCGTCTTGCTCGATGGGCTGGACAGACAGATGACGGCAAGAAGCACAGCGAAAACCGTATGAACGGTGACGGGGCTTTCCCGTTTGAAGGTGCTTCAGATGTCCGTTGTAGATTAGTTGATAGAACTATCAATGACTTAGTTTCAATGATGGTTACTACTTTTGACCGCTGTCAGATTAAGGTCAAGGGTACTGAATTTTCAGACTCAGAAAACTCCGCTACGGCTAATGTGCTGATGTCTTGGCTCCTTGAGTCACGCATCCGTTCTGAAGTCCGTAAGGAAGCCGAACTGCTTGCTCAGTACGGCACACAATACGGTTGGGCTGGAGTTCATGTTATCTGGGAACAGGAAATGGGTACAAGATTCCAGAACATCCGAATGGAAGACCTTGTTGCCATGATTCAACAGGCTGTTCAGCAGAATCCAGAAGCCGCTATTAAGGACTTGCCAGCCGCTATTATGGCTCCAGAGCAGGAAGATTATGCTGTGGACTTAATCATGCAGTATCTGAAGACTGTTAATCCAAAGGATGTCAAGAAGGCTGTCCGTGAACTCCGTAAGGATGGAAACGCTAACATTCCAGAGACTTTCATCAGCAAGAATCAGCCGCTTATCGTTGCTCTTAAGCCGTATGATGAAATCTCGTTCCCTCCAGAAACAATCGAGATTCAAAAGGCCAGAGTCGTATTCCGTAGAACCTATGTCACGGAAGTTGAACTTCGTGCGATGGCTCAGATGGAAAACTGGTCTAGTTCATTCGTTGAGCAAGCAGTCAACTGTGCAGGTATGCAGTCTCAGTTCAATGACCCTAATCTTCTTCCTGCCGCCGCCTTGATTAATTATCAAGTCAGCCGACAAGACAATCTCATCGAACTCGTTTATGCCTATTCACGCCTCATTGACGAAAACGGAATCCAAGGTATCTACCAAACAATCTTCTGCCCTCAAGCGGGAAGCGAAGACTACGCCTCTCACGGACTTCTCGGATATGCACATAACAAATATCCTTTCGTTATCTATCGAAGAGAACGCACTCGTAGAGCGATTATGGAGTCCAGAGGAGTTCCAGAAATTGCTCAGACCGACCAAGAAGAAATCAAGGCACAGCACGATGCCATCCGTGACCGAACAGCGTTCACGACCCTGCCACCTATTCTTGTTAAGAAGCGACTTGGTGGTATAAATAAAATTGCACCTGGAGTTCATCTGCCTGTCACAAGTGCTGATGACTATCGTTTCATGCCCACTCCCACAGGAGATGCTGGCACAGCGTTCAGCCTAATTGACCGTGTTGAAATGAATCACGCTTCATATTTCGGACTTCCGCATCCGAACATCATGCCTCAGAAAACGCAAACAACACAGCAGTTCATCATCAATAACTGGCTTGATGTCTGGAGCGAGTCCTTTGCTATGGTGTTCTCGCTGATGTTGCAGTATATGCAACCCGAAGAAATCGAGAGCATTACTGGTAAGCCCCTTCCTCAGAATATGTCCAGCGTGAGCAATATGTTCGACTTCCAAGTAAAGTACGATGTGCGTGAACTGGATACGAACTTTGTCATCGAAAAACTCAAGGCTATCACTCAGTTCGTTCTACCTCTGGATGCTGGAGGTGTTATTGACAAGAACAAGTTGGTCAAGGCGGCTGTCGAGGCCATCGACCCAGATAAGGCAAAGGAACTCATCATCAACACAGGCACGGCATCTCAATTGCTGTATAAGAACATCCAGTCTGACCTTGGCTTGATGATGCTTGGCAATGAAGCCCAGTATGTAGAGAACGACCCGTCTGCGGCTACTAAGATGCAATATCTACAAGATATCATGGGCAAGAACCCGAAGGCACAGCAGTCGATGCAACAAGACCCGCACTTCCGTGCTATGTTGGAGAACTATATGAAGAATCTTCAGATGTCCATCAGCCAGCAACAGAACAAGCAGATTGGTCGCACGGGAGTCACCCCTGTCGCTGAACAGGCTGGTAATCAGATGCAACAGCAGATGCAGATGGCTGAAGAAGCACAACAGCAACAACAGATGTAATGAGTTATCCACAACAAATCATCGTAGGACTTTCCTTTGAAAAGCATAATGAACTCTGGAAGGCCGTGCATCTCTTACTCGATGCTTCTATTGATTCTGAAACTGCAAATGCTATCTCTAAGGAAAATAAGGGCGAAGATAGAGCGTGGCATTGTGGTAGAGCCGATGCACTCACCGCCTTCAAGGAAATCCTTGTGAACACTCGCAACGATATCCTGCGAGACCAAGGCCGACCATCTGAAGACCATGCTCCGTCAGAAAACGGTATCTAATACGAGAAGTTCTTGCTAACAAACAATTTTAGCCGTAACTGGCTGATAGTTCTGGGACTATAACACCCTGCCTACATAATATAGGACTTTAGACCTTATCTAATGAATACAGACAATCAAGCCGACCTTAGCACGGCACAAAATAACGCTACGACAAACGAAGGTACATCCACTCCCTTCGACCAAAATAAACTCGCTGATATCATTAGCGATTCGTTCCTAGGTGGTAAGGAATCGAGTGCGGAATCACCCGCAGACGAAAACGGTGATTCGGAGGCTCAAGCGACCTCTGAGGACGATGTTCATTCACAAGAAACCGAAACAACTAACGACCAATATCAGTCAGAAGACTCCGAGGAAACCGCAGAAACCAAGTCTGAAGATGATGAAATTGAGCGTGGGTTGCCCAAGGGAGTCAAGAAACGCATTGATAAACTTTCTGCTAAACGCAGAGAGGCTGAAGCAGAGGTTGAAAGATTGAAGTCAGAAGTGGAGAGACTGTCGCAAGAGGCTACCAAGCCAGCACAGACTCCTACTGCCGACAATCCGTATGCTAATCTGTCTACGATTGAGGAAGTCAGCCGTGAGGCTGAACAAGCCAAGCAAATCAGACGCTGGTGCGAAATGAATCCCGATGGTGCAGTAGTTGAGGGAAAAGATGGTTCTGAAACCGAGTACACCGCTGAAGAAGTCCGCAATATCAAGATTAAAGCCCTTGATGCACTTGAGGAACATCTTCCGAAGCGTATGCAATATCTCCAAAACTTTAACCAGATGGAGCAGGTTGCATCAAAGGAGTACCCTTGGTGGAAGGATAAGTCAGCAAAGGAAAGACAAATTGCTGAATCCTTTATCAAGCATTTTCCAGAAATCCAGAAATTCCCAGACTATAAGATGGTGGTAGGAGATTATATCCGTGGCGTACAAGCCCGTGAATCCAAGGCTAAAACCTCTGGAACTCCTGTAAAAGCCCCATCCCAGCCGAGACCTTCAGCCGCCCCTGCCCGTGTACCTGCAAAGGACGCACAGTCACAAGCCGCTCAGAAGCGTTTTACTGTTTCTGGCAACCGAGATGACCTATCATCTATAATCGCTAACCGATTCCTGTAATCACCCCTAAACTCATATACTAATATGGCTAACCTCACAGAACCCTCATTCTCCTCTGGCAAGAGAGAAGAACTCGCTGACCTCATCGCTCTTGTCGATGCTAAGGATACCCCCTTCACCTCAATGGCGAAGAAGGGTTCCAAGCCTGGAAATACTCTTTTCAGATGGCAAGCCGACTCTCTGCCTACTCCTAAGATGACTGGCACAGTCGATGGCACGGATGTCACCACCTATGACAACTATGTCAAGGACGCTGACGCCTCCAAGCAGTACCGTGCTGAACTCAGCAACTACATCCAAATCTTCAGACGCTCTGTCCGTGTCTCTCCTCTCACACAGGATATCTCGACAGTCGCTGGTGTGCGTGATGAACTCGCTAACAATGTTGCCAAGGGCATCCAAGCCCTTAAGCGTGACATGGAAGTCACCCTCTGCTCCAACAACGGTGCTCAAGCCGATGCTGGTGGTTCAACCCCCTACCTCACCCGTGGTCTTCACAAGTGGCTCCAAGCCGCTGGTACTGGCACGGTTTCGTTCTCGACTGGTGCTTGGTCTTCCCCTAACGCCAATCAAGACGCCACCCTTCCTATCCACGGCTCCTTCCAGACTCCTTCTGCTAACCGCTCCACGGTTGGTACAGCCGCTCTGACAGAAACCGTTGTGCAGGATATGCTCACAGGCATCTACTCCCAGACTGGCCAATACAGAGACTATGACGCTCTGGTCGGCACAGCCCTCAAGAGAGCCTTCACAAACCTCGTCTTCACGACTGCCCAAGGTTCAGGCACAGCCCCGATGACCGCCATTCGCACACTCAACCGTGAGACGGACTCTTCGTCCTACATCTCTTCGGTTGATGTTTTCGAGGGCGATTTCGGTAAGTTACGCCTCCACCCCTCCCACTACCTCAAGGCCACCTCTGGCGTTGGCTCGACCTTCGCTGGTTACATCATTCCCTTCGACCAAGTTGAAGTGCGTTATGGTGGCAATGTCGCTGGTGTCACAGCCCTCACCAACAACGGTGGTGGCGAAGCCCGAATG